CAGCGAAGAAAGGTGCCTCACGGCCCTCTCCATGGTGGCTTGGTAACCACCCTACTCCGTACTAGTACGGAGTAGCCCACCTAGGCTTGGTGCTGACGGACCTAGGACGTCCCGAACGCATCAAGTGCTCCTCGTCTTCAAAGGGATCATCACCCCTTTTGAGGAAGAACTTGAGCAGCGCGCCCCAACCATCCAGAAGAGATTCCGGAGGGTTGGCCTGAAGAACCATACCCCTGACAAGGGGGCGGTGGAGCTTCTGGTCCCATTTCTGGATTTCATATCCCAGAAATGAAACGCGCCCTAACACAGAGCTGTCCTCGGTGACCACTGGGAAGGGGATGAGTCCTTCCAGCTGATCATCGAGCCAACGGGCCACTCTCCAGTATCCCAACTGGTAGAATTGGTTCCGGAGGCTTACCGTTGAGACAAGCTCTGTTGCGTCCTGCCGTGATGTAGGGAGAACAGTACGTACGCGGACGATGGATACGTCCTCGCCGCAATAGTACTCCTTACCGCAAGACTCTCTGAACCTTCCGGTCCAGAAAGACTTACGAGTATTGACTCGAAGACCAAAATCTTCGAGCTTTCCTACCACGGCTTGCGCAAAGTCGACGGGGACGATTATATCGTCACCGTAGACACGCACCTGACCCCGAAACCTAGAAATCAGGCCACGGGTCATCTGGGTGTTGAGCGACTCTTCGATCCCGCAGAAGACGATAGTTAGGAACACCATCGCTTCTACAGGAAAGCAGAGAGCTGAACCCATAGACGCGTACTTGGCAAGGCGTATAACGCCGTGTCCAGGTACATCAGCCTTCCGCGAGCGGGTAGCATCGAGCCCCTCTGCAAGATGGGGGAAACGATGAACCAGCCTGCGTACGAGCTGATTCGAAACGCGATCGGATGCCTCACTCAGATCGAGTGTGGCAAGACCCCCCGAAAGGGACCCCTCACGTGCCATTTCCCGGTTAGGGTTCTGGTCCGTGAAGCCGATCATGGAACTGAAGGGATTTGTCTTGCCCTCCAGATTCTCAACCAGAGACTCCGCAATGGCCTGCTGCGAGTATTGCATCGCAGCAGGTTCAATCGCGATGACTCTGGGCGTTTTGAGCGTTTTAGGAACGAGTACGACCCTTACGGGCCGTTCCGCTCCAGGTTCGAGGATGTCGACATGCTCGAAATCAGCGTATGCCCCCTCACGGGGAGATACATACCCGTTAAGAAACGGGAAAACTGATTCGAGCCGGGCAGTCCACTCATCCTGCTCGTACTTGTGGTTACCCACAAGACGGTCAGCGGTGGCTCCAGGCCCGTGCTTTGGAACAAGCCGTCCATAGTAGATAGATTCATCTACTACTTGCAGGACACTTGCCCAAAGCAGGCGCCCGATCCGCTCAAACTGGTCTAAAGACCGGTCTGAGAACTGCTGATCGGACTTCCGAACATCCTGCTCACACTCGATGAACTTCGAGATTGCACCAGAGTCCTTCTTACGAAGGTACTCTTCGGTAACAATCCCGCCTCTCAAGAGGCCGTCGGTTTTGATCTTAGCGAACATCAGAGTAATCTGACGTATCGCTTGGATCGCATCGACGTTGGGTTCATCGAGCAACACACCAGAAGCACGGTCGAACACTAGACCGAGGAAACCGCCTAGAAATAGGGGGAGACCTCCTCCCCGTGGACGTTTCCATCCACGGAAGAGTTGAGAGTCTACCTTGCCATCGTCTAGACCTTTTTGGAGGTCGTCGGCGAAGGCAGGTAAGGTGATCGCCAGGAATGGCATCCCCTCGTGTTCGACACGACTAACGATCGTTTTGAGATCGTTAGTGGTGCTTACGCGACACCAGGTTCCCCTATCAAGGAGAACCTCCTGCAAGAGACACATGAGGCTTTTCATGGCCCCTCCCATCTATATGGGCGGTGAGCCATCCCGACTCATGCGTCTGCGTGGATCCTGGGGAAGCCTGATCTATCTCAGATCAGGTCCAGTCCGAGGATCAGCTTTCACCCCCGAGAAGGCGGGTGATCGCTGCGCCGGAAGACGCAGTCAGGTACGCCGCAAGGGCGTCAACCAACTGCTTCTGTTCCGTAATCGTGTAACCCACCTTGGGAACATCCACGACAACATAGCAAGCCATGTTGTACGGGGTGTTCTGGGCGGGGAACAGAGGATCAGGACTAGTCTTCCGACTATCGATGCGAAGGACTCGTCGGTTTCGCTTTCCATAGGAATGCGAGACCGACATCTCAACGTTTCCGTCATCCTTTCGGTAGACGGAACCGTTGTCCTTAACACTCACCCGAGGGAGAGTGTTAGGGACCGCATTGATGGTTACGGACTGGGGATCGGCAAACGCCACGAGATGACTCCTGCAGGGATCTGAGCAGAAGGGACCGCTGGTTGCGGCCCCTTGGTAATGCTTGGATCGGCAGATCCGTTGCCAACGATTGCGAGCAGCAATCCGATGGCTACAGAGATGCCTGCTGCTGAAGAACTCCAGAGGCAACCCATACCAAAGTTCCTTTCGGAATCAGTTGATATGGTAAATGCCACTGAATTTGACGAGTCGGGGTTACTTACCCCACTATGACGCGTCACTCCAGCAGTCCCTGTCCGCGGCTAATACCTAGCGCGGCAAGGATCGCCCACTGTCGAGTTGTAAAGTCGACAGGATCCACGGCGAATCCGTAAGGGGTCGCCTTAACTCGCTTCTTGACCGTAGTCGTGAAGCTTTGTGTTAAGGTCGGCGAGCCAATCCCGTTGAAGGACTGACCCGTCAAGGTATAGGTGTCTGTGCACTTCCAAGTGCACATAACATACCCATACCTCATGACGAGACCGTCTCTGGAGAAGCGGGAGATGTTAGCCATAACATCTCCCACATTGCTTACCCAGTCAACGGCCCAGCTCCACGGTGTGAGCTCCCAGAACAGCTCTGGACTGATGTCCAAGCCGAACGTCGCCCGAAGGTTGGACGCCGCCCTACGCATCCTATCCAAGGAATTATCTCCCTTAGGATAGCAATACGTATAGGCTCCTGAAAACCAGTAGCGAACTTCCGTAGTTCGCTCCCGGTAAAGCTTTCCCGTGACCGACGGATACGCACCCGTGCTGCCGGTCCTTAAACCAGGAGAACCTGGATAAGGATCAGCAACAAGCTCGATCGGGTCCGTAGTCAGTTCAGGCGGAAATGAGTACCTGCGCCGTACAAGACGGCCAGAATCGCGCTCCAGCTGGGCTATACGCCTCTCAGCAAGCTGAGAAGCAGTCCATATCTGCTGGATATCCGAGATGATTGGCTTCAAGCCAAACTCAACATTAACGTACTCGTCAGCTAAGCTGCCGGGTCCGCCTCTGTTGAGATAGCTCGAGCCGGGGACGGTCGGAATACCTTCCCTCAACTCACCAAGGAACTGCGCTGTACTCGCTGCAGGATTAGTCGGGACCGTCCTGGCAATCGCAGTGGTGCCCTTCCCGATCATAATCTCATAGAGATTAGTCGGGGGTACGGGCCACACCGCGCTGTCAGGTGTTACGATGTTCCGGTATGCAAATACCGGACCATTGTATCGGTAGTTATAAGACCCAGAGGTATGGTTGATGCTGGCTTCCAGACGGTTGCCAGCATACTCATGCCTCGTGGTCTCAAACGCCGATCCGTTGTCCTGCAACCTCGTGACTTCATATGCATTCCGAAGCTTCGGGTTCAGCTTTCCCTCGCGGAAAATCTGATCCAGACGCTTCTGAGTGCGAAATCGCGAGTTGTTCCGCGACCAGGTGGTCTGATGACCCACTATCGATGACGGGTAGGAAACCAGGCTTGGGCTCCCTCCCTGAAACGATAGCCGGGACTGAGAAGTGCGACTCGGTTCGAAAACCAAGTCGCGCTGCTTTGTCTCGTATAGGGTCGTCACTGTGAGCTCCCTTACAGGATGGTGAATCGAAGCTGTGATTGAGTTGATTAGACTCAACCCATCGCTTCGAAGAGACCGCCTCAGAGGGCTGTAGTATCACAGGTCCGCTCTACCATTCGACGCGTAGCGAAGATGGCGAGTAGGATACCATGACACTCAGCCCAATGAGGTCGGTGGCGCGTATATGCACCGGCAGGAGGCCTTATGGGCCCTCGCTTCTCGGGGTTGAATGAGAGAACGGAT